AAAAATCATAGTACCACCAACACCAGAAAACACATATAGAGGCGAAGAAAAATTTGTGAAAAAGTTATACGCAACACCTACACAAATCCATCAATTGTTTGGAGTATGTAGAAGTACAGTATACAACTGGTTGAAATATTACCGCAAAGATAATTTAGGTGTAGAAAATTTATACATTGATTATTCACCAACAGGCACTCTGATTAATATTTCTAAATTGGAAGAGTATTTGATCAGAAAGCATAAAAAATGGTATTAGGAGGATATTAAATGAGCAACATTTATAAAAGCTACCTATTAGCAGTATTGTGCTTCACAGTCTTAGCAATTGTGCTTATGCCATTGCTGTACTTCACTACAGCGTGGTCAATTGCGGGATTCGCAAGTATCGCAACATTCATATTTTATAAAGAATACTTTTATGAAGAATAAAAAAACTGCTACTTGCGCCAACAAGTAACAGTGACAAACGATTAACAAAATTAATTCGTGTTCAATATAAAACGAAAAACGGAGGAAGTCAAGATGTATTACGAAATAGGCGATGTATGTCAGAAGGTAATTAATGTAGACGGATTTGATTTTAAATTAGCAGTTAAGAAGAAGGACCACAGCATTCTGGTGAATATCTTAGATTTAGAAGATAAGTTTATCGACGGCATAAACATAACTAATGAGAACGATCTATACACAGCATTAGACATATTAAATCAATCTATTTATGAATGGATTGAAGAGAACACAGACGAAAGAGACAGGCTAATTAACTTAGTCATGAAATGGTAGAGGGGGATTAACTAATGGCTAATCTATATGAGCTATCAGAAGCATTTAAAGAGTTGTCTAATCAAGATGAATTAGACCAAACATTATTAAAAGATACATTAGATTCTATCCAAGCAGAAATGAATGTCAAAGTAGATAACATTGTCAATTGGAGACGTGAAACATTAGGTGACATAGATGTCATAGATAAAGAGATTAAGCGACTTCAAAATTTAAAAAAACAAAAACAAAATTTAACTGATCGATTAAAAGATTACTTAAAAGAGATGTTAGAAACACAGGAAGTAGATAGTTACCGCACAGCTACTAATCATATTTACAAGCGCAAAAACGGGGCTAGTAAAAATATTATCGATGAAAAACTTATTCCAAAGGATTATTGGCTATCACAAGCCCCGAAACTTAATTCTAAGCAACTAATCGATGATTTGAAAGCTGGGAAAGATATTCCCGGCGTTGAATTAAAGGTAACAGAAAGTCTGGTGATTAAGTGATGAATAAATCGGAAACAGTTGTTGAAATAAATAAAGCTATGGTTGCGTTTCGTAAAGAAGTAAAACAACCGCTCAAAGATAAAAATAATCCATTTTTCAAATCAAAATACGTACCTCTTGAGAACGTTGTAGAAGCCATTGACGAGGCGGCAACACCTCATGGACTGTCTTATACTCAATGGGCTTTGAACGATGTAGACGGGCGCGTGGGAGTCGCTACAATGCTTATGCATGAAAGCGGTGAATATATCGAGTATGATCCTGTATTTATGAATGCAGAAAAGAATACGCCACAAGGCGCAGGCTCGTTAATCAGCTACCTTAAACGTTATTCGCTATCTGCGATTTTCGGTATTACTAGTGACCAAGACGATGATGGAAATGAAGCAAGTGGAAAAAATAATAATCCAAAACAACAAACTAGAACGCAATGGGCAAGTAGCGAAACTATAGGGATTTTAAGGAAAGAGGTTATAAGTTTCACTAAATTGATAAAGGGCACGGATAAAGAAGCTCCACAAAATATAGTAGAACAAAAATTCGACATAAATAACTATAAATTAACAGAAAAACAAGCAGCAGAAGCTATTCAAAAATTACGAAACAACGCAAAAACAATTACCGGAGGAAAACAATAATGTTAAACAGAACAGTATTAGTAGGACGCTTAACAAAAGATCCAGAATATAGAACAGCGCCAAATGGTGTGAGTGTTACCACTTTCACTATCGCAGTTAACAGAACATTTACTAACGCTCAAGGAGAACGTGAGGCAGACTTTATTAACTGTGTAACTTTTAGAAAACAAGCAGAAAATGTAAATAATTATTTATCCAAAGGGTCATTGGCTGGCGTTGATGGACGTTTACAATCACGCAGTTATGAAAACAAAGTCGGGCAACGTGTGTTTGTTACAGAAGTAGTAGCGGACAGTGTTCAATTCTTAGAACCGAAGAATAGCAACCAACAACAAAATGACAATTATCAACAACAAGGACAAGCTCAAACTGGTAATAATCCGTTTGACAATACTGAAGAAGATTTTTCAGACCTCCCGTTCTGATTGGAATGATTAGATGCCAATAATTACTAGTTATATCACTCAAGATGACGGTACAACAACAGTTGTCATCTCGGGTGTTGAATTAGGAAATAAAGAAACATTACTACTTGATAACGGTTTTGATGTAGAAGTCGATGTAAGCGTCATAGATCCGTTTCAAATTACCGGCAAGCAACGACGAAAAATATTTGCGCTTGTCAAAGATATAGAAGAACATACAGGTCAACCAATGGACTATATGCGACATATGTTCATCGAGTATGTAAGGACTTACTACGGCTATGATGAACGTATTTCACTAAGTAATTGTACGAGAACACAAGCAAGTCAAATCATTGAAGCAACGCTTGACTGGACGTTCTACAATGACATACCACTTAGCTACAAAACGAGTAATCTACTGAAACAAGATAAATCATTCTTATACTGGTCAACTGTTAACCGCAACTGTGTAATATGCGGAAAGCCTCACGCTGACCTAGCACATTACGAAGCAGTAGGTAGAGGTATGAACAGAAACAAGATGAATCACTACGACAAACATGTATTAGCGTTATGTCGCGAACATCACAACGAGCAACATGCGATTGGCGTCAAGTCGTTTGATGATAAATACCACTTGCATGACTCGTGGATAAAAGTTGATGAGAGGCTCAACGAAATGTTGAAAGGAGAGAAAAATGAATGAATAGACTAAGAGTAATAAAAACCACACTCCTAATCGTCATCTTGGCGGAAGGGATTAGGAATGTGATTGACAAACTCAAAATTAACCTTTGTCTAACTTATTACGAGCAACTATAAAAATTATGAATAACAACATGGTGTTTCGAATTCCGGAAGGCATAAAAGGTAAAAGTTCATTTGCAAGAAAAGTTATAAAAGGCTTTAAATCTTCACATAAATTATCTAAAAATAACAATGTTATTAATTCAGAAAGCGGGTGTGATAACTCTTGGATTTCTTTGTTCTTATTAGAATCACTTTGAACATTATAGGTCTGTACTTGTGTCATGTGTTTTCCGAACCCGGCCGTTACAGGTTCCCATTTGATTCGACGGATAGATTTAGCGTTAATAAGCGTGTTTTTGACATATTCGTAACGCAAAAGGCTGAAAGCCGTATCTATAGTATTGCTATCTACATCTATAGATTTTTTAACAAAGTCAGAGGTTTCTTCAGAAAATAATGAGTTTGAAAATTCAGGGATTTTTATATTAATGGGTTTTAATTCGGTTGCGCTTTTTATCTTCTCTATATTTAACTTAGGTAAATTTTGAATAACGGAACTACGCTCTGAAATTTTACGAGCAATCTCAATATTTTTTCTAAGATAAGGGCTGTTAGAAAAGCTTGTAGCAACTTTAATTTGGCGCTCCAAAGTATTTATAGTACGACTAAGAGTTGTTAAATGCTCGATGTTAGTCAGTTTTAGAGCTGGAGTAGGTATATTTACTTTAATATCAGGCACTTTAGTAATTTTGTCTAACTGAAATTGTACTAACGAAGAATAGTCCTTATACATTATATTTCACCCCCAATCTAACGCAGTAGCGATAACAAAATTATACCAGAAAGGAGATAACGAAATGGCAACATTTAGAGTTTACAAAGAATCAGGTAACTTTGTCACAGTACACAAAGATTTTATACATGATTCTAATATAAGTTGGAAGGCTAAAGGTATTCTACTTTATTTGTTAAGTCGACCTGATAACTGGCAAATTTACGAAACAGAACTAGAGCAACATTCAACTGATGGACTTAGCGGTTTAAAGAGTGGAATCAAGGAACTGGAAGAAATTGGATACATTCAACGTAGTAGAAAACGTGATAAAAGTGGTAGGTTAAATGGTTATGAGTACTTAGTATATGAGCAACCGCACCACATTCGATTTTCCAACGTTGGAAAAACCGTTAACGGTAAAACCAACAATGGAAAAACCGTTAATGGTAAATCGCATACTACTAATAATAATAGTACTAATAATGATTTAACTAATAATAACAATACTAATAATGAAGGAAGTATATTGTCGGGCAACCCGACGGTGTCTTCCATTCCCTATAAAGAAATTATCGAATACTTAAATAAAAAAGCAGGAAAGCATTTTAAACATAATACAGCTAAAACAAAAGATTTTATTAAAGCAAGATGGAATCAAGATTTTAGGTTGGAGGATTTTAAAAAGGTGATTGATATCAAAACAGCTGAGTGGCTAAACACGGATAGCGATAAATACCTTAGACCAGAAACACTTTTTGGTAATAAATTTGAGGGATACCTCAATCAAAAAGCAGAACCAACTGGCATAGATCAATTGGAACGTATGAAGTACGACGAAAGTTATTGGGATTAGGGGGGATATTATGAAACCACTATTCAGTGAAAAAATAAACGAGAGTTTAAAAAAATATCAACCAATCGAAGTAATACTAAGACAGAATTGTGATAAATGTGGGCATCAATATGACTTATATAAGTTTGAAAATGGATATGAATACAAAGATGGTTGCGAATGTGAAATTCAAAGATTGGCTTATGAAGAATACAAAAGGAATAAACAAAAGAAACTTGATTATATTTTCAATCAATCAAATGTTAATCCGTCTTTAAGAGATGCAACAGTTAACAACTATAAGCCACAAAATGAAAAACAAGTACAAGCTAAACAAACAGCAATAGAGTATGTACAAGGCTTCTCTACAAAAGAACCGAAATCATTAATATTGCAAGGTTCATACGGAACTGGTAAAAGCCACCTAGCATACGCTATCGCAAAAGCAGTTAAAGCTAAAGGGCATACAGTTGCTTTTATGCATATACCAATGTTGATGGATCGTATCAAAGCGACATACAACAAAAATGCAGTAGAGACTACAGACGAACTAGTCAAATTACTTAGTGAGATTGATTTACTTGTACTAGATGATATGGGTGTAGAAAACACAGAACACACTATAAATAAACTTTTCAGCATTGTTGATAACAGAGTAGGTAAAAACAACATCTTTACAACTAACTTTAGTGATAAAGAACTAAATCAAAATATGAACTGGCAACGTATCAATTCAAGAATGAAACACAATGCGAGAAAAGTAAGAGTAATCGGAGACGATTTCAGGGAGCGAGATGCGTGGTAATCACAAAACAAAATATAAAAGAAATATTACATTGTAGAGATGTATATGCTCAAAAGATGATTGATTTTGCAAACGGAGACCAAGAGAAACTTAAAAAACTTATTGATGATAAGTTGAAAGAAAAAGAAGAAAGACCCGCAATCGTCGAATATTAAGGAGTGTTAAAAATGCCGAAAGAAAAATATTACTTATACCGAGAAGATGGCACGGAAGATATCAAAGTCATCAAGTATAAAGACAACGCAAATGAAGTTTATTCGCTTACAGGAGCCCATTTCAGCGACGAAAAGAAAATTATGACTGATAGTGACCTAAAACGATTCAAAGGCGCTCACGGGCTTTTATATGAGCAAGAGCTAGGGTTACAAGCAACGATATTTGATATTTAGAGGTGCACGATGAGTAAATACAACGCTAAGAAAGTTGAGTATAAAGGGATTGTATTTGATAGCAAAGTAGAGTGCGAATATTACCAATATTTAGAAAGTAATATGAATGGCACTAACTATGATCGTATCGAACTACAACCGAAATTTGAATTATTACCAAAACTAGATAAACAACGAAAGATTGAATATATTGCAGACTTCGCGTTATATCTCGATGACAAACTGATTGAAGTTATCGACATTAAAGGTATGCCAACCGAAGTAGCAAAACTTAAAGCTAAGATGTTCAGACACAAATACAGAAACATAAAACTCAATTGGATATGTAAAGCGCCTAAGTATACAGGTAAAACATGGATTACGTACGAGGAATTAATTAAAGCAAGACGAGAACGCAAAAGAGAAATGAAGTGATCTAATGCAACAACAAGCATATATAAACGCAACGATTGATATAAGAATACCTACCGAAGTTGAATATCAGCATTTTGATGATGTGGATAAAGAAAAAGAAACGCTGGCAGATTACTTATATAACAATCCTGACGAAATACTAGAGTATGACAATTTAAAAATTAGAAATGTAAATGTAGAGGTGGAATAAATGGGCAGTGTTGTAATCATTAATAATAAACCATATAAATTTAACAATTTTGAAAAAGAACTAATGGCAAAGCGCGGGATAAACGCTGGAATTGTTTCTAAACGTGTTAGAGGTTGTTGGGAGTTTTCAGAAGCTTTAGACGCGCCTTATGGCATGCACCTAAAAGAATATAGAGAAATGAAACAAATGGAAAAGATTAAACAAGCGAGACTCGAACGTGAATTGGAAAGAGAGCGAAAGAAAGAGGCTGAGCTACGTAAGAAGAAGCCACATTTGTTTAATGTACCTCAGAAACATTCACGTGATCCGCACTGGTTCGATGTCACTTATAACCAAATGTTCAAGAAATGGAGTGAAGCATAATGAGCGTAATAAGTAACAGAAAAGTAGATATGAACAAAACGCAAGACAATGTTAAGCAACCTGCACATTACACATACGGCGACATTGAAATTATAGATTTTATCGAACAAGTTACGGCACAGTACCCACCACAATTAGCATTCACAATAGGTAATGCAATCAAATACCTGTCTAGAGCACCGTTAAAGAACGGTCATGAGGATTTAGCAAAGGCGAAGTTTTACGTCCAAAGAGCCTTTGACTTGTGGGATTGATGACCATGATAGATAACGCACGCAAAGAATACTTAAACCAATTTTTCGGATCTAAGAGATATCTGTATCAGGATAACGAGCGAGTGGCGCATATCCATGTAGTAAACGGCACTTATTACTTTCATGGGCATATCGTACCAGGTTGGCAAGGCGTGAAAAAGACATTTGATACAGCGGAAGAGCTCGAAATATATATAAAGCAACATGGTTTGGAATATGAGGAACAGAAGCAACTAACTTTATTTTAAGGAGATGTAAAAATGAAAATCAAAGTTAAAAAAGAAATGAGACTAGATGAATTAATTAAGTGGGCGCGAGAAAATCCGGAGCTATCAAAAGGAAAAATTTTTCTTGCAAAAAGTTTTAGTAATGGATTCGTTCGTTTTCAACGAAATACAAATACGTGTTCGATATCAAGTTTTATTCCAATTGATACTCCTTTCATAGTTGAAGTTGAAGAGGAAATCACAGAAGATACAGTATTTGATAGGTTGTTTGAAGTGTACGAGCTTCAAGAGGGAGCCTGTATGTCAGCGTTACACACAAGTATTAGTATCAACGAACGTTTAGAGAACACGTTTTTCCCTACCAAAGCATTCTACATCTTGAACGACGGCCTAACTATGACATTAATTTGGAAAGATGGGAGATTGGTAGAATGAACTATGAAACAGGGTTCCAACTAAGCGTAATGGACGCTAGGTTGAAGAAGATGAGAAAACAACGTGATGAGTACAAGAAGCAACGATATGAGCTTATTGGGGTTATAGCGAAGTTACGAGATTGTAACAAAGAACTGGAGAAGAAAGCAAGCGCATGGGATAGGTATTGCAAGAGCGTTGAAAGAGATTTAATAAACAAATTCGGTAACGATGATGAAAGAGTTAAATTCGGAATGGAATTAAACAATAAAATTTTTATGGAGGATGACACAAATGAATAATCGCGAAAAAATCGAACAGTCCGTTATTAGTGCTAGTGCGTATAACGGCAATGACACAGAGGGATTACTAAAAGAGATTGAGGACGTGTATAAGAAAGCGCAAGCG